TTAACTCCAGCTCGTTAGGATTGATACTGTTATTTCAGACACCAATAAATCGCCACTTTGAGCGCTTACGATTGCTGGAGCCGAAATGCTTGATATATTAAGTGTTAGGGCTGACGCTTCTAACTTTGTTACTACGGCTACTATGTAATCTTCCATACCAGCCAAATTACCCTGGTTATCTAACGCAGGTTTAGTGATTAAAATTCTAAAGTTTGCTAAAGGTAATACTGTTACATGATCGTTATTGCTTGGTACTATGTAAGGATCGCCAGGGGTAATCGCTACTGCATTGGCAAGTAATGTAGCTGGTGGAAATGCAAATACTGACCACACGCCAGCATTGGTAAGATCTGTGGCTAGTGTGCTACGTAGTGTGGTAATCGCAGCTGGCATATTAACCTACCAGTGATGCAGGTGATGAATACGGCTGAATGAGGCCACGCACTCGGTTAATCAGCTGATAACCCATCCGATAAGGGCTAGCACTGACCCCATCCATACCGACCCCGCCTGTCTGGCTTACTTGTCTTGCTTGCCAGATGTCCACGGCAACGATCATGGCCGCTTCTCGTATCGCTGGGGTGCTCGCATAAGATTGGGATTTGTGCTCTGGGCCTCGTGCATTACCATAAGGCAAAATTAAATGAAAGTTCTCATCGGCTGCAGTTTCTGCAAATTGTACAAATGAATATCCATTAGGAAAATTAATAGTCGCCCAATTCCAATAGATTGCTGGTAGTAAATTAGTTGTACCAGTTGTATATGGAAATGTGCCTGTGATTGTGTTTGTGCCGTTATATGGGCTACCACAATTTGTCACTGTTATTTGTTGTCCTGTTGTAAACATGCCAGGACTAGCCAACATTAATGTAGCTACATTATTTTGTACCATAGATGCAACTACTGGCGCTTCATTATGCCATAAATACTTTTCAAGTAAGTCCTGCGCTGCTTGGCAGACTTCTTCAACTGTAGCCGAGGTATAGAGCGTACCAATACCAAGATTACTGCGTAACTCAGCTTCTGTTACATATGTGGCTGGCATCTCTACTCCTTATCTAAAAAAGCTCCCCCAGGGCTAGGGCTACTAAACCCCAGGGGATTATTAATTAATGGTTCTTATCAGGTCTTCTTGTACTTTAGGATTCCGTTAGGCATTTTTGCGATTGTTGCCATGTATCCATAAATTGCTACCTGTACTTGTAGGTTTGATACTACGTTAACAGACATAAATGCCTGAGGTGAGCGATATACAGTGAAAGCCTCTGGTGCAAGAATAACTGCTGAATCATCATCAAATGTAGTAGCTGAGAAGTTCTTGTCTACGTATAGATCAAGTCCTAGTACGTTACCACGAATCGATGTTGGATTAACTTGTCCGCCTGCGTTCATTGGTTGTAGCGCATTAAATACTGGGCGCTTTGTTGTATCTTGTGCACCAATTAATGCACCCCACTGCGCTGGGTTAGCGATGTAATTCTGTGCAAAATAACCTGTATTTGAGTAGATAGTACGTGCACCTTCAGTTGTAAATGCAACGATTCCGTCTAGATCTGCAGATGTATTTGTACCATTCATACCAGCTGCAAGTAGTGCAGTTAATACTGTGGTGTCAAGTGTCTTTAAATATGCATACTCTAATTGCTTTGTAAGCTCTGCATAGAAGTTAGGGTCTGAACGCTCTAACAATTCGACAGATAGTGTGTTCATACCTGAGTACTTAGACACTGTGCCTGTTAGGTAAGCGGTTTCCATGCCAGTATTTTGTACTGCGCCAGCCTCTGCCTCAACAGTTACAACTGGTGCTACACCTGTGCCACCACCTGAAGAAGTTACCAAAGATGGTACGTTAATTGTCATACCTGATGCTGGCAGTGTGCCTTGTGAACATGCATCGATTGCTGGTGTGCCAAAACGTGTGTTAGTTACAAACTCGCTTAGGTACTGTGTTGGGTTAAATGCTGGGTTAGTTGAAAATGAGTCATCCGCTGCAGCAATATACAGCTTAGAATCATCATTACCTAATGCAGCTTTAATTTTGTGCTCTGTATATGATCCCATTGAATTAATTGGTGAACGTACAGAAGTTTGAATAAGTGGTGCTGTGATTACTGGGCGAGCAGCTTCTACTGTAGGAGTAGCAGCCTCTGCCTTTGCTTCTTGTGGCGCTGTTGCTAAATCTTCCACAGGAGCCTCGCTTTCTTTTGGTTGATTTGTGTCCTCTGCTTCGTTTTCACTAGCAGCAACTTTAGTAACTTGCGCAGCTGTAAATGCTGGGCTTTCTACCAGGCTAACCTCTCTTAGTGTTGCACTGGTTACATATAAATAATCTTTTTTCTGTACAGACTTATTAACGTCTACACCTACTGATAAACCATCGATTAACTGCTCGCCAGCAAGGATTAAAGCATCTTGACCTTGCATAGATGCGCTGATCTTAAATGATGCGTAAATTCCGTCTTGCTCTTCATTAAATTTTTGCATGCGGCCTATTGGGCGCTCTGGTGCATGTTGCATAAGCATTTTAACCTTGCCAGGATCGCCTATATCTATTGACCCCTTAGCAAATACGACCTTACCAACGGAAGTATTGCCTACCTCTTCGAAAGGTACGATCTTGCCAGCAATAACTCTGCGCTCTGTATCGGCAGCTTCTATGTGGCTACTGAATGTAAGTTTCATCTTCTGTTTCTCTTCCGTTAGGTGTCATTTGTTCCATTTCTTTAGCTTCTTCCACATCGATTAAACCTAGATTTATCATTTTCTCTAATGCCTCTAGGCGCTTCATTGTGTCAGCTCTTAAGAATGATTCTTCTATAGCAAACTTAACTACATGGCCTCGTGGGGTTATATCATCCATGCTTAAACGATCTTCAATAGCACAGATAAACGGCTGTAGTGAATATGCTACAAACTCTTTGCGACCATCAATAATGTTTTGGTAAGTCATGCTGTTATTCATATCTGCGCTTATGTAATATGCAGGTACATTCATGGCACGTGCTACTTGTGTGGCCAAATACTGTTGCGCTTCGTTATACATCATATCTTTAGGGCTAAATCCTGTAGTTTCGTAAGATAGAGTAGAAGTTAAATATGCTGTAGATCTATTTTGTCTGCTTTGCTTCCATTGTGCTAATAATCCAGATACTTGTTGCTCTGGTAAATCTGCGCCAGTGTTTTTAATGTAACCACTTGGCATTGGTGTTTGTGCTGATACAGCTGCTGCTTTTTCAATATCTAAAGCGCTTTGTATTGTACGTGCTGCCGTTTGTAATACACCTTGTGTTAATCCTTGGAATGTGATAAGCGAACCGATACCAGACATAGGTGCTAATACGCCATCTATAAAATACTCATTAACTTCTGTGCCAAATTTATTTGTTGTAAATGTAACTCTGTTATTTGCTATCCACTCAAAACGTGATGGCCTTAAATCATCTGCATATAATTCTGTTACACGCCAATATGCAACACCATAAAATAAAAGACTATCGACAGTCCATGATATGGTGACGGATCTTGGTTGCCGATAGTCTGGTTGATCTATCCAAAGAGGGTTCCCCAACTCCTCACCATTAGACTTCTTGTAAAGTTTTAATGGCAAGTATGAAACTACACCAGCTATAAGATTTCTGCAACGTGAAACGGCAGGTACTTGCATAGCAAAATTGCGATCTAATCCACCTGGGAAATTACCAACACCAGTTGTAAATGAACCATAGCCATAGGCTGTGTCCATAATGGCAGGGGCGTATTGCGCTTGGACAGTTTCAGTTTTTTTGGTTATACCCAAAGCAGACAATAGACCCATATGTATACTTTATACCATAAAACTGACTATTGGTGCAAGTTAGACAAAGATTTGTGCTGTTTTTTGTGGCTTTGTTAATTCAGATACGACCATAGCCAAAGATATTGCAGCTGTAACATCACCAGCGGATTTACGCCTAATAATACGCCAGCCAGCATCATTGGTTTTAGCTGCGCAGTTATTAAGGTGCTGTACTAAGTCTGCCTGACCAGAATGAACCACACGATTGTTTGCCAGACCATCTGCTAAGTCCGAACATGCTTGATAGAAGGCTTGACCAGATACATCTTGCATACGCCAACCGCTTTGTTCTAATTTTGTGGCTATTGTTTGTGTGGCGTACTTGTCAAAACAAATTACGTGTGGGTGGTACTTTCTAGCCCACTCATTTATGTCACTTGCCATCTTAACTTCATCTATAGCAATATCACTATGCCAAAGCTGTGCAAGTCCTACGGCTACTTTGCCATCTTTTATCTGACCCATAACCAAAGCGCCAGAACGTCTAGTAGGTGCAATATCAAAGGCCATTATAGTCTGAGGGCCGACAGGGATTTCTAACGTGCTGTCACTACATGCTTCAATGCTGCCGTAAGCAAACGGGCTAGTCGTGGAATCTATCCATTGGCAAAGCATTTCCGTGCGTGTGGCTTCTATGCTGTTTGTATTTACTGATTCTTCTAAAGTTTCTTCTGTAATTAAATGTCCTAATGCTGGATTAGCCATAGCCCAGGCTTTTCGATCATGTATTTTACAATGCTGTGGCGCTGACCATTCATAGTAGCCTAAAGTTTGTGGTGGATAAGATAAAGATCGTTCACGTAAATCATTTAGCACTGTACTAAACCCATCACCTGCGTTACTCGTCATTAAAGTCATGGATCCTGGCACAGCTCTAGTGGTTGGCAAAGCAGCTGTAAACGCTTCTTCTGACCATTCACGGATTTCATCCAGATATAAGAATCCACAGCTCTTGCCTCTAGGTGCATCTCTAGTCGCTGCGGCAATTTCATACCTTGCGCCATTTTTGAGTGTAATTGATTCTTGACCATTAGCCAGACGTATTTGTCTTACTTGATCTTTTAGAAATGGGTTATCTTCTATTGTGTATGCAACGTTTCTAAATGTATCTAATGCCATATTTCGATTAGATGACATGCCTAATACGTTCTTGGTATTCCATAAAAACAAATGTGCCAAAATAAGCATTCTGGCTAGATGAGTCTTACCATTCTGCCTGCTAACGAGAATGAGTCCTGTCTTCTTGATAAACATGTTATTTTCATCAACGGATAAAAGGTCTTCTAACACCCAGCGTTGCCATGGAATTAAAGGCATAGAGATTTTTTCAGCTAGATCGGCTACCTCTTGTGCTTTGCTTTTAGTTTTAAGTAAAAGCGTGTGGATTCTAGGCTCGGTGCTACCAATTAGCCCGACCCCTCGTTTGATCTGACTTGATTCAGTATTAGTTTGCATCAAAGTCCAATGTATCTGGTTTATTAAAAGGTGAGTCTGGCACTGTAATTTTGGTCTTAGGGAGAGAAGAGTCGGG